CACAAGATTTATTCTGGAAAAGAAAGAGAGAGTGATCTACCAGTTACTATAACAACTTGGCAATCAATATACAAGTTAGAAAGAAAATGGTTTGAAAAATTTAATGTGGTGATTGGAGATGAAGCACACCTCTTCAAGAGTAAGTCTCTAGTCTCCATTATGACCAACCTACACCATGCAAAGTATAGGTTTGGGTTCACAGGTACTTTAGACGGGTCACAGACGCATAAATGGGTCTTAGAGGGTCTCTTTGGTCCAGCATACAAGATTACAAGAACTGCTGAACTTATGGAGAAGGGTCATGTATCTAAATTAGATATCACTTGTTTGATTCTAAAACATTCCCCAAACAAGTTTGAAACATATGAAGATGAGATTCAATATCTGATATCACATGAAAGAAGAAACTCTTTCATTACAAACTTAGCAAAAGATTTGGATGGTAATACTTTGATTCTTTTTAGTCGAGTTGCAACTCATGGTCAGATACTTTATGAAACACTAAATAGTATTGTTGGAGAACAAAGAAAAGTATTCTTTGTCCATGGTGGGGTGAGTGCACAAGAACGAGAATTGGTAAGAGAGATAACTGAAAGAGAAGACAACGCTATTATTGTTGCCTCTTATGGAACTTTTTCTACTGGTATCAATATTAAAAACCTCCATAATGTTATCTTCGCCTCACCTAGCAAATCCAGAGTCAGAAATCTTCAGAGCATTGGACGAGTTCTTAGAAAAGGAAAAAACAAAGTAAAAGCAATGCTCTATGATATTGCTGACGATTGCACAAAAAATTCAAGAAAAAATTATACATTAAACCACTTTATTGAAAGAGTTAAAATATACAACGAGGAGAAATTTAATTATGATATCCTATCAATTAACTTAAAGACATGATTGAAGAAGACTTCTATTCGACCATAAAACTAAAGTCCGGTGAAGAAATCTTTGCAAAGGTTGCTGCATCAGAAGAAGATTCAAGAACAATGTTAATACTTGATCATCCTGTTACCATTGAGGGTGTAGAGAGAAATGGAAGTGTTGTTGGTTATAAATTAGAACCATGGTTAAAAACAACAACAGATGATATGTTCGTAATTGATATTGATTGTGTTATGACTATGAGTGAATCAACTGATACTGAAATCATATTACTGTATCAAAACTTTGTAAGACAATTCAATAAAATGAAAGCAAGTAAAGAACCAAAGATTGATAGAAAAATGGGATATATCTCAAGCGTTACTGAAGCAAAAGAAATCTTAGAGAAGATCTTTAAGAAAAGCTAGACCTCCCTTATCAACCCTAACAAAGGTATTCTACTGATATATGAGATAGTCGTCAAGCCTTGTAGATTAGAAAAACAAATGGTATAATATCTAGATAGATTGGAAAATCATATGTTTATTAGTAAAATGCCAAAGAGAAAGAGATCGGAACATTACGTAAACAACAAAGAGTTTCTTGATGCTTTGATTGAATATAGAACTAATGTTGAAATCTCTTATATGAAAGAATTCAATGAAGATTTAACTCTTCTACCGAATACAGAGAGAGCAAAGAGATGGGAAGGAAAACCACCCATACCAAGATACATTGGAGAATGCTTCTTAAAGATTGCAAATCATTTATCATTCAAACCAAACTTTGTAAACTATATGTTCAAAGAGGACATGATCTCTGATGGTATTGAGAACTGTGTCCAATACATTCATAACTTCAATCCAGAAAAGTCTCAGAATCCATTTGCATACTTTACTCAGATTATTAACTACGCCTTTCTGAGACGTATTCAGAAGGAGAAGAAGCAGATGGAAATCAAAGCAAGAATTATTGAGAAGGGTGGATATGAAGTTGTGTTCTCTGAGGATGGGGACATTGACGGACAGACAACATCCGAGTATAATTCGATTAAGGAATCCATAACTGCAAAACTCAGAAACTGATGCGTATTGCTATTTTGACAGACACACACTGGGGTGCCAGAAGAGGATCAAAATTATTTCAAGATTATTTTGAATTATTTTATCGTGATGTGTTTTTTCCAAAGTTAGAGGAAGCAGGAATCACTACAATCATTCATATGGGTGATGCATTCGACAGTCGTAAGTCAATTGATTATCAAAGTCTTGAGTGGACAAAGAGAGTTGTTCTTGACCCAATGTCAAAATATGATGTACATCTTATAACTGGAAATCATGACGCCTATTATAAGAATACTAACTCTGTAAATTCTCCAGGACTTCTTTTATCTGGATATAATAATATCAAGGTCTATACAGATTGTCAGGAAATTAAACTTGATGGTGATCCATTTCTTTTATTGCCTTGGATCAATGTAGAGAATTTTGATAAAACAATATCAAAGATTAAGAAGACAGAATCAAAAGTTGCTCTGGGTCATCTAGAACTTAATGGATTTGCTGCTCATCGTGGTCATGTGATGGAAGATGGAATGGAAACCGATTCATTCAAAAAGTTTGAAAAAGTCTTCTCAGGACACTATCACACTCGTTCAGATGACGGAAAGATTTTTTATCTGGGAAATACTTATGAGATGTTTTGGAATGATGTGAACGATACAAGAGGATTTACTATTTTTGATACAAAAACTCTTGAGCATGTTCATGTAAACAATCCATACAAGTTATTCTATAAGATTTACTACGAAGATACGAACTATAAATTATTTGATACAACACAATATCAAAATAAAATTGTAAAAGTTATTGTTCGCAAGAAAACAGACAACAAGTTATATGAAAGGTTCATTGATAAACTTTATTCATCTGGGGTTGCCGACTTAAAGGTTGTAGAGAATCATGATTTCACCGGCTGGTATGACGATAAATCATTTAACGCATATGAGTCGGAAGACACACTTTCAATTCTGAATCGATACGTCAAGGAATCTGATATTGAACTGGACAAATCTAGAGTTCAGGGTATAATTTCTTCTATATACCAAGAAGCATGTGAAGTAGTCTAATATGTATATTCTCACAGTTAATGGTAAAGAAGAAGAACTAGGAGCATACTCCGTTTCAAACGAAGAGGGAGAAAAAATTCTCTATATCTTTGAGGAAGAAGATGATGCTTCTAGATATGCTATGCTGATGGAAGAAGACGGATATCCAGAGATGAATGTGATGGAAGTTGAAGAAGATCTTATCTATCATGTATGCGAAATAAACGAACACGAATATACTATTATTACTCCAGACGACATTGTAATCCCACCAAAATATTCAGAACATGATTTCATTTGAAAAAATTAGATGGAAGAATTTTCTTTCTACTGGTAATCAGTTTACTGAGATTGACCTTACGAATTCTCCAACAACACTAGTCATTGGAACTAATGGGGCTGGAAAGAGTACGCTTTTAGATGCTCTTACTTTTTCCTTGTTTGGAAAACCATATCGTAAAATTAATAAACCTCAACTACTCAATACTGTTAATGAAAAGGATTGTCTTGTAGAGGTTGAGTTTAATATTAGTAATAACAAGTGGAAGATTGTTCGTGGAATCAAACCAAATATCTTTGAAATTTATAAGAACGGAAAGTCTTTAGATCAACATGCTTCAGCAAATGATCAACAGAAATGGTTTGAGCAGTCTGTTCTTAAGATGAATTATAAGTCTTTCACGCAGATTGTAATCCTTGGTAGTAGCACTTTCATTCCTTTCATGCAACTCTCCGCATCACATCGGAGAGAAGTTATCGAAGATCTTTTGGATATTAAAATCTTTTCCTCAATGAACTCTCTGATAAAGGAAAGGATTCGTTCCTTTAGAGACGAGATTCGCACACTGGAACTCAAGAAAGATTCCTTCAAAGATAAAGTTTCTATGCAAGAAAACTTTATCAAGCAAATTGAAGATAGTAGTCAGTTTGATATTGACCAGAGAAGAAATAGAATTGAAAAGATTGAAAATGAAATCCTTGCACTTGAGGATCAATCAAAACGCACAAATGCCCTTGTAGCAAAGAAACAAAAGGAACTGGAAGTCTTTATTGATTCATCTGCAAAGGTTAGGAAACTCACAAATCTTTGGAGTAAAATCGAACAGAAAAAGGAGAGTCTCGGAAAAGAAAGTAACTTTTTTAACAAGAATTCGGTTTGCCCTACCTGCACACAATCTATTGAGGATAAGTTTAGGTTAAATAGATTAGGAGTTCTTGACAGTTCTTTAAAAGAAATAGACAAAGGTCTATGCGAATTGCAGTCCAAAATAGAAGAGGAAGAGACTAGAGAACTCCAATTCCTTAATCTTTCAAAAGAGGTCACTAAACTAACGAATGACATTTCTCAAAACAATGTTCAAATTTCTGGACTCAACAAACAATCCAGAGATTTGGAATCGGAAATTCAAGGAATTACCGGTAGACTTGCAAACCGAGGTTCTGAGCATGAAAAGTTAGAACTCTTTAAAGAACAACTGAATAAAACTTTTACTGCATTATCCGAAAAAAGAGAAGAGATTGAATACTTTGATTACACATATTCACTTCTAAAAGACAGTGGCGTAAAGTCCAACATCATCAAAAAATATCTCCCACTTATTAATCAGTCTGTTAATAAGTATCTTCAGATGATGGACTTCTACATCAATCTACAACTCGATGAAGAGTTTAATGAAGTAGTTCAATCTCCCATTCACGAAGACTTTTCTTACTCATCATTTTCCGAAGGTGAAAAACAAAGAATCGATTTAGCACTTCTCTTCACTTGGAGAGAAGTTGCAAAAATAAAAAACTCTGTAAACACAAATATTATGATCTTTGATGAAGTCTTTGATTCATCACTTGATAGTGTTGGAACGGACGATTTCTTAAAGATTATTCGTTTTGTAATTAAGGATGCAAATATTTTTGTTATCTCTCACAAAGGAGAAATATCAGATAAGTTTGAATCGGTCATTAAGTTTGAAAAGGTAAAGGGGTTCAGCAGCATCTCAAGGTCTTGACAGCGGAACTACATGTGCTATGCTGGTTTGGTAAACGCAAAGGTCCATGAAAGTAGCTGAACTCGAAAGGGAAATCAATCAAGTTTATCTTGAAATGAAAAGACTCGGATTTACTGATATCGATCACCTTAAAGAAAAGCGTGATGAACTCCGTATGAAAAGGTTGCAACTGGTTGCAGAGTCTGGGATTGTAGGAAACCAATCACTTCGTAGAATTCTTGCGATTAAAAAGAATAATGTTCCTATCTCTAATGAGAATAGGGAAGAATATGAACTTCTTTCTTTTGTTCGTAAAGTGCGTGTCCAATACTTCTACGATAACAATCTGGTTGCCTAGTGCCAGTTTAGAAAGTGTCCTATGACCTCCGTGTAAGCGGGGGTTTTCTTGTATTATACTCACATACGCAGCAACACCAATGTCCGTCAACACAGAGATCAAGGGTCAACTGGCCAAACTCCTTGCGACTGAAGATCTGATCATTGAGAATCGTGCTGTCGATACAGCATCCTTTGATGTTGAGCGTAGGGTTCTCACCCTTCCTCTCTGGAATCGTGCCTCTAGCGTCGTCTATGACCTTCTGGTGGGTCATGAGGTTGGTCATGCCCTGTTCACTCCTAATGAGGACTGGAGGAGCAAGGTGGATGTGCCTCAGCAGTTTGTGAATGTGACTGAGGATGCTCGTATTGAAAAACTTATGAAGCGTAAATATCCCGGTCTTTCAAAGACTTTTTATAAGGGATATAGTGAGATGAATGACTCAGATTTTTTCGGTATTGCTGAAGAAGATTTGAGTTCTTTCAACCTTGCTGACCGAGTGAATCTGTGGTTCAAGGTTGGTAACTATGTGAATATTCCTATCAAGAATGAGGAAGAGAAAGATATTATCAAACAAATTGCTGATGCTGAGACGTTTGATGAGGCATTGTATGCGGCTGAAAATCTTTACAAGTATTGCAAAAAATCTGAAGAGACTAAGGAAAAGGTTGAGAGTCAGAATAACTCTGAAGTGACTGGTCAACAGAGCAACACTGGTAATCAATCTCCAGATACTTCGGAGGATGGTTCCTCTCAAAGCAATGAAGAACAATCACCACAGAGTGGGGATAACCAAACTCCATCCAATCAATCAAACAATCGGGAAAATACTTCTCCAAGTAATGACCCAGAGGTTACTACTAACTCTAATCTTTCTGATAATCTGGGAGATCTGAATGATTATTCTCATGGTGAGCAAACTTATATTGAGGTTCCAAAAGTTAATTGCGATAGAATTATTGCAACAAACTCCGAGGTTCAGGATTACATTACTGAATACTTTAATCGCCAAGATGGAGATCTTGCTCCCTTTGCACAGGTTGATGCTGAGTATTTTAACTTTAAGAAGTCTGCTCAGAAAGAAGTAAACTATTTGCTTAAAGAGTTTGAATGTAAGAAAGCAGCAGATTCATATGCCCGTGCTACCACTGCTAGGACTGGTGTTCTTGATTGCACCAAACTTCATACTTACAAATACAATGAGGATCTCTTCAAGAAAGTATCTGTGATTCCTGATGGTAAGAATCATGGTCTAATCTTTATCCTGGATTGGTCTGGTTCAATGCATAAATTTCTGATGGATACTTGCAAGCAATTGTTCAATTTGATTTGGTTTTGTAAGAAAGCAAATATTCCTTTTGATGTTTATGCTTTTACCAATGAATGGTTTGAGTTTGAGCGTATGGAGAATGGTGCACGGGTCATTCCTGAACCAACATACGAAGAACGTCATGGAGTTTTTCATATCTCTGAAGAGTTTCGTCTGATGAATTTACTCACTCACAAGACAAAAGCAAAAGAACTCGATACTCAGATGAAGAATATCTGGAGAATTGCTGCTGCATATCGGAATGAGTGGAGTGTTTTTTATAGCGTCCCTTCTCGTTTGAGTCTTTCTGGAACTCCTTTGAACGAGAGCATCATCTCTATGTTTGAAATTATTCCTAAGTTCAAGAAAGACAATAACCTTCAAAAGGTTCAATGCATCACTCTTACTGATGGAGAGGCTGGTTGGATGACTTGTCGCAAATCAGTTGAGCGAAGGAATTACAG